AAATTTAAGCAAATTAAGCCAAAAACAATGGGTCAAGCTTTAAGAATTGATGGAATTACTCCTGCTGCTGTATATATTTTGTTGTCTCATCTTAAAAGAAAGTCTATTAAGCATATAGCTTGATTGATTCTATTTTTATAAAAAATAACGCTATTAACATCTCTAATGTTTCACGTGAAACATTAAAAGATCTAGATGACTATGGTAATTCTATAATTTTAAAGAATAAAGACATAAATTTTTCATAAACTTCAGCCGAAAGAAGTCTTCCTCTCATAACTACACAAGCTTCGTAAGCAAACATAGCTCTTTCATCAAGTTCGTCTTTTGAAAGGTTTTTTAGATACTCTTCCAAGTAATTAACTCCAAAAGTAACATGTCGAGCCTCGTCACGAATAATTAAATAAAGCATGTCTCTAAAGACAGGGTCATTTGATGTTTGCTTAGCCAAATTGAAGGCTGCTAAAGCAAGACCTTCTATAATAATTTGCATTCCAATGAATTTTAAATCCCATCTTGGATCAGTAAGTATTTTATCAAGCAAGGATTTTAAACCTGTTCCAACTGGATACATTAATTTTTGGCGAGTTTGAAGATATTTATTAAAAGCCTCAACGTGTCTTGCTTCATCAAAAGTTTGAGAGGCCGCATATAGTTTTGCATTAAATGTTGGCGCACATGATGTTAATTGACTTGCAACTAATAATGCGCCCTGTTCGCCATGAAGAAACTGACTTGTTCCCCAACTATCTAAATCGTTAAAAAACTCTTCACGTCTCATTCTATCCCAAGTTTTGTACTCTGGGTGATTATTCCATTGAGCATCTTTATGTTCAAATTCACCATCTGGCATCATATCACTTAACTCTGGTGACCAATCAACATCAACTTCTACATTCCAATTAAGTTCTTTACCTAATTCATATAGTTTTTTAATACGATTATCTTGAACAGTATAGTCCCAGTTATATGCACCAGTAAGTGGTGTTTGAAAAATTTCTACTATATCTGTCGGGTCTAAATTTGCTGGATATTCTTCTCCATCATATTCGACAACATTTTTTGGTGTTTTAGTTTTTATTATTTTCATGTTAAGTTTGTGCAACTATCTCAAACTGACTAAATCTAAACGTAGCATCGAATGTTAAGTATGTTACAGAACCAGTTGTAGTAATAAAGTTTATAGCACCTAAACCAGTAGGTAAACAATCTTTATATCTAATTTTTTGAGTAGTGTTATTGTGACTTGACAGTATTGCAAGAGTTATATCTGCATATGTTGGAAACTTAGTGTTTCTTGCAATGGGATTTACTTGTCCATCATTTACAAGTCTTTGTAACCAATTAAACATTTCATTATAACCTGTCATATTTTCATCAAGTATAATTGTAAATGTAATTTCACCATGAGTTATCTTATCACCAGCAAGTGGTACAGATGTAATTCTTCTTGTAGGTAATTCTACAGGATTTAATTGTACACTAGGGTGTGCGACACCTTGACAAAAGTATTCTAGATTAGGATATTTAACTCTATCTATTAAGAGTTTAAATCCAGTTGGTTGTAGATAGTTTAAATTCGTAGTTAGATTCTGGTCATCTACTTGTACTGTTGAGTTTACTGCCATACATCTATTTATATAATTTATAACCTGCAAATTAGTGGTTGACAAAAGTTGCCGAGATATATATAATATAGCACAATTGTGAGGAACATTCAATGAAAATCGCTATCTTAAACGATACCCATTGCGGTATTCGTAATTCTTCTGATATATTTATGGACTATCAAGAATTATTTTATCGTGATGTATTCTTTCCCTATTTACTAGAAAACAATATTACAAGAATATTACATCTTGGTGATTACTACGACAATCGTAAAACAGTTAATTTTAAATGTTTAAATCATAATCGTAAAATCTTTTTAGAAAAACTAAGAGAATATGGCATGACTATGGACATTATTCTAGGTAATCACGACACTTATTTTAAAAACACGAATGATTTAAATTCATTGAAAGAACTTCAAGGACATTATATGAATGAAGTAAATATCATTCAAAAACCTATGGTCATGGATTATGATGGGTTAAGAATAGGTTTAGTGCCATGGATTGCAGATGACAATGAAGAAGAAGCATTAGAGTTTATTAATAATTGTAATGCATCTATTATTGGTGCCCACTTAGAATTAATTGGGTTTGATATGTATCGAGGTATGCCAGCACATGATGGTATGGATAGAAAATTATTTGATAGATTCGAAATGGTATTGACTGGACATTTTCATGCTAAGTCTTCTCAAGGTAACATACATTATCTAGGGGCACAAATGGAGTTCTTCTGGAATGATTGTGGCGATAAAAAATACTTTCATGTTCTTGATACTGAAACAAGAGAAATAGAAGCAATACTAAATCCAAACACTATCTTTGAAAAAATATATTATGACCACGAAAAAATAAATGACTTTCAAGATTTAAGATATCTAGATAATAAATTTGTAAAACTAATTGTAGTTAACAAAGGTGATAGTTATAAGTTTGAAAGATACGTTGATAGAATACAAAGTCAAAAAATACACGAACTAAAAATTGCAGAAGACTTTTCTGAATTTATTGGCACAAATGTAGATGATGGTGAAATAAACATTGACAATACTGAAACAGTAGTGTATAATTACATCGACTCAGTACAAACTGATTTAGATAAAAATAGAATTAAAAGAGAAATATCATCTTTGATGACCGAGGCACAGAATGTTGAAATACAATGAGAAATCGAAATGGTAGAAAAGACCCAGTTAAAAAAAATATGGACAAGTTTCATAGACCGTCTACACATCAAGACAAAACAAAATACAACAGAAAAAAACAGAAACTTAATTCTAGAAATGAAAGTGAGAACTATGAATAGTATTCCTTTTCATGAACCAATACCAGAAGAAATAAAGAAACAATATAATTTATGATACATTTTGAGAAATTGAGGTACAAGAATTTTCTTAGTACTGGTAATAACTTTACTGAAATAGATTTCGAAAAAGCACCAACTACATTAGTAGTCGGACAAAATGGTGCTGGTAAATCTACAATGCTAGATGCAATATCTTTTGGGTTATTTGGTAAACCACATCGTAAAATATCTAAGATGCAATTAGTTAATTCTGTTAATCAGAAAGGTACTGTAGTTGAAGTAGAGTTTAGAATTGGTAAAAAACAATTTAAAATAGTTAGAACAATTAAACCAAATAAGTTTGAAGTCTGGATAGATGGTAACATGGCAAATCAAAACTCTCATGTTACAGACTATCAGGCAATGTTAGAGAAAAATATTCTCAAATTAAATCATAAATCTTTTCACCAAATTGTAGTTTTAGGGTCTTCGAGTTTTATACCTTTTATGCAGTTATCCTCACAACAACGTAGAGGTGTAATCGAAGACCTACTCGATATTAATATGTTTTCTATAATGAATCAATTGTTAAAAGAAAAGATATCAATCTTAAGAGAAAAGATTACACAAAATGAAAATGATATTAATCTAGTTGATTCAAAAATAAATGCACAGAAAAAATATTTGAGAGATATAGCAAGTGTAAATGCACAGTTTAGAAAAGAAAAAGAAGACATGATTGTTTCTACTCAAGAAGATATTAGAGTACTGAATGATAAAAATATAGAATTAACTAAACAAGTTGATAGGTCATTGCAACCCGCAATAGACATGCAAGGTTCTGTAATAAAAATAAAAGAAAAATTTGAAGAAACTGTCGCAAATATAAATGCACAATTTAAAGTTGTTAAGAAAGAACATAAATTCTTTTCTGAAAACGATGAATGTCCTACGTGTAGTCAAGAAATAGACTTGAAATTAAAACGAGAAAAAATAAAGACAACTAAAAAAAGACTAGACGATTTAAAAGTAGGTTTAGATAAATCAGGTATAGAAAGAGAAAACTATAATAAATCAATACAATTATTTCAAGATACGATTGACGATTGTGCAAGATATAATTCAGAGATATCTGGTAATACTAAAACTATCGATAAATTAAATAAAGTAATTGATTCATTAAAAAATGAAATAGATTCTAAAATAGAATCGATTGGCGATTTATCAGATGCTAATGCAGACCTTGAAGAATATAGAAAAGAAAAAGAAAAGCATC